GTTGCAGTGTGACATGGTTGCCTAGTATCAGCAGGGACATGAAGAACACAAATTTGGTTTGTAAGATACCCAGAGTTTTCGACAAACTCGTGGTAGTCACTTGCATTCATCATATATGAAGGTTCAAGGATACCGTCCCAATGTCCAATACATTGAATGACTTCTCCTGATAGCCTACCCAGAGCACGTTGAGTATCTAAGAACCTAGTGAAACACGCCACCTGATGCAGATCATGTGGGTTATCTATTGCGAATATTACTTTTTCTAGATGTGTCATTATTTTAATCTCCTATTAATTAATTTGCATGATCAGTTTACGATCAATATTAGTTTCTGTCAATACATGAAATATTTCATCTGCTAGAACATTGTCAGCGAATGTTATACGGCCTACACCAGTAGTACCATCTGTATGACCTTCAAATTCAAAAGCATTAGTCCATTTATCGTGAAGGTCAAACCACAACTTTGTTGAATACTGGCGTTGATCACGATCACCTGATTTTAATACTCTTAAAAACCATTTATTTAGTTCACTTTCTGAACCCACTTGAGATAACTTCATTTTACTTCTCCTTGCTTGTTACACATAGAACTTTGTCAGTCCACATTGTTATAGTTGAGCCACCAGTCACAACTTGCTTAGCAAAATGCCAAGTCATTTCTGTTGATAATTCACCCGACTTCGAGCCATTTAAAATTATACTTGTCATAGTATTTTCCTTATATGATTAAGTTAAAACGTGTATACCAACTAGCAGGGAGAAACTAGTTGGCATAACTTTCTTAACTTACTTTTCAATTCGTAAAGCTTGCAAGCTTGCAATTACTGCATCAAGAGTAAAACCTTCTTTATTCATACGATCAGCAAAAGCTTTTGCACTCTTAGGTAACTCAACATCCTTTTTGTTAACTTCACCTTTTATATGCTTCACTAGGGTTGATCTGATTGAAAGCTTTTTATTTACTGCATCAGCAAAACGAGACATTGCAAAAGCATCAAATTCAGCTTTAGAAATATCAAGAACTAATGTCTTTTTATCTTTTGCTGTCTTGAGCTTAGCACCTTTAAAGATTGCACCAACGATTGCAGATACGGCTCTATAACCTTGTTGATCACCTTTTGCTTTCAGTCTGAACATTGCACTTGCAAGTGACTGGCCAGATTGAGAAGTTTCAGCACTATCAACCAAGTAATATAAGCTTTCACTTGATGATTTGCCAGAACCCATTGATGTAATGAATTTGTTTTCTAATGCTTTAATATCGTTTGTATTTACTTTTGACATGTTATTACATTTCTAATAAAAGTGTAACACCATGCTACACTCATATATAAAATGTTTGTGCAATTTTCCATTTTCACCTGTTAAATCAGAACAACGCTATATGATACATGATCATAAAACTAAGATTACTTTTTGCACACTGCCGAAACCACACACTTCATCGACCACCCATCCTATCAGGGTGTCATCGCTTTAGAAGCGGTACTAGTCAGGGAGATTGATTTTGATCATAGCGGCCTCCAACCGCGCTTTAGTATCTGTTTTTCTTAACTCCTTAATTTCTATAAATTGTTTATGCATTTATTGAATAAGATATGCAACCCCCTGCTAACCCCTTGAAAACATTGAATAAAATCCAGTCTCTCCTTCTAAGTCATTGAAAACATTGAATAAAATAATTGTAAATATTTCTAAATTAATTTTATATTTCTTGTAAGTCATTGAAATCATTACATTCTTTTTTTAATAAATTCTTTAAAATAGGTAATATTTGGTATCATTCTGATATTATATAGGTAATAAAAAGAGATGTTTTGTTTGAGTTTAAAGAAAATCGTTTAAAATCAATGGGTTACATCTTACAT